ATCGATTTGTTTCCACTGGCTTGACTAAACTATCAGTTAAATTTAACTCGAGATAATTTCTTGCTTCTTCAAATGACATATTAAGCTTGTTTCTAATAGCTTTTATTCTATTATGTCTTGTAGGATAACTAAAACTTGGATTGTATAGTTCTCCCATATCTTCTTTAACAGTAGCTGTAGGTAAATCTAAAATATCATAAGTAGCTTGTCCAAGTAAAAAAAGAGACTCTATCATACGTTTTTCTTTTACAGGACCATAATTATATATCCTATAATTATCTGGATTTCCTTTGATAACTACTGTTAATATTGGCAAAGTATCTGGCATACCAAACATTTCTATAGGCCTGCTAAATATGTCAAATACATTTCCAATTGAATTTTTCATATTTGGCGATAAAGAATAAGCATCAGCTAATGATGCACAATGAACCCTCTGCATGAAGTAAGCACTTTCTAAGGAAATTCCTAATCGTATAGATTCAGAAACTCTTGATGTAATAGACATTACATCTGATCGAAAGTCAGAACAAGGTAAATTAGTGCCTACTTCTTTTGTTTTTTTTATATAAGGATAATACAGTTGTCCATTATAAGAAAACAGTGATATAAATTCCTGTATATGACTTTGTATATTTGTTTTTTTTATACTATCATTAATACCAAATAGTTTTTGAGATACTTTATGATAAATTCTAAATCTCTCAAATACCTGAAGATTTTCTGTACGAATTATTAAACTATAATCATCAGAATGTTCTAAATGACTACAATGAATGAATTCATTCGTGTACTTCTTTTTAAACATATGCAATGCAAATTCAGTTGCAATTACAGCTTTAATTGAAGATGAATAATTAAACATGCCTTGTAAAAAATTCTGTGTGCTATTAATTGAAGCTCCTTCTTCCAAATATTTAGTTGAATCACTTATGAATCTTAATTTCTGTAATATACTTTGAGGAACTTGTATTTCTTTGTTGGCCCAACTACAAAAAGTTACCAGATTATATC